ATCGTCCAGCGTGTACCGGGTAAATGTCCTCACGTCCCGCCACCGTCCTTATCTTCGGGCTTCTTGATACCGAGGTACAATTTTATCACCGATACATCTTTACGAATAGTTTCGTAACTCTTAGTTAGTTTGTCTATGATGGAAATGTATCGGAGTTCGCGGGTGCGAGAGTCCCATATAATGAAGCATACTGCCGCTACAAAAAGTCCATGTTCTTTCGCTATCCCCGTCAAAAACTCCACCGGACTCACCTACTCTTGGGTTTTATAGTCAAACGGTCTACCAATCAATGCACCAATTATGTCTGTTCCGGTGTCTTTACCCCCGCTGGAGCCAAGGAGTTGTACAAGCTTTGCAATCCCCCCGGTTTGTTTCAGCATATATTGTAACGCCTCTTGGGTTCCGACGGTTCCACCGTTTTGTGTAGCGTCCCAATCGACGGGTTTGTTGGTATAGAACTGTTTGTTTAACGACAATTCCGTTGGTATTTTAGCCAGTGGAGTCATGTTCGACATCAACTTACGAACAGTGTCCAGTTGGTTCGGTTGTCCGTAATCCAAGTCGGATAGTGGTAGGTTGAGCGGAAGTCCTACGTTCGTGCCGGGAATCTTCCAGTACCGATCCGCGCCCCATTCTGGATTTTCGGCTCCAGTCGCTTCGTCCCATTCGCGCTTAATCCGGTCGAAGTTTTGGTATACCCTCGTGTTCTTAAAGAACTGTTCGAATTGTAGTGGTAAGTTGTTCTTCGTCCAGTTCCAGAATGGTACAGCCAGCCTAGCAACCTTGTCACCCTTGGTCATTTCCTGATATGAGAACAAGTATTGACGCACTTGCTGTGCGGCTTTCTCAGCGGAGCCAGTGGTTGCCTTTCCGTGTAGGAAGTTAGCCAAGCGGGTTACGTTCTCGCCGTATAACCCGGCTTTAGCCCACAGTGTCTTTTCCATGAACGCACGTGTCGCCTTCTCCGTTGCAACCAACTTCCCACCCTTGCTGTTCTCCGTCACGAACCGTTTGAAATCCGCTGTGAACCCCTGTCCGAACGCGCCGTGGTCTATGGCTTCCTGCATAAGCTTGGTTGCGCGCGGATCAAGCGTCCCCTTCTTGAACCCTTTGATTAGTTCCATAGATGCCGTGTAGTCTCTCATCCGTACACCAGCCAGAGCGTTGTTGAAGATGTTACCTACGAAGTTATTCCAAAAGTGAGAAGGGACGGCGGTCGTGACCAAGGACTTCCAGATGTTCGTTACAGCCTGCATCCCATCCATGACCTTGTTTATCCCGTCGAAGGTGAAAATCTCGTCTACCTTTTCAAGCCCTTTCAACACATCGCTGTGTATGCTATCTCCAGCATCTAATCCTAGCGCCTCGGCTTGCTTCTCACTAAGAGTTGTATACTCGGCGGCATTGTGATGACGGGCGCTGTTTTGTGCCTGCAACCGTATCAAGCCCTTATCTTTTAGCGACGTACTCAACGCTTTCATAGCGGACTTACGAACACCTTCGCTTGCACGTTTGAACACCGCTTCTATGGTGTCACGTTCGAACAGGTTAGCGATTTCGTCGGCATCTTCGCGTAAAGCAGTTGCTTTATCTAAATCGCCAGCGGCTTCCGCTTTGTTGGCTTTAGCGCGGGTTCCGTTGACGTAGTTATCTAAATCTGCAAGCGTGTCGAAGCCTTCCCGTTCTTTGTTGAAACCACTGACACCAGACAAGCCAGAGAGTGCAGATTTCTTGGCTCCCGGCGTGATGTTCTGGTTCATGACGTGTGGGAAGTAGTCCTTCCGCAACTTATCTAAGACGCCGGATTCAAGTCCTTGCTGTCCGGTACGATCCAGTATCTTCCCGAACATGCCGCTGAGTTCTTGGACGACTTGTTGCCGTGCCGGATCAGTCGAGCCAGCGAAGCCGACTGGAAGCTTCCCGCCCTCCAGTAAATGCTGTACTTCTCTTAACTCGTTGTCGGATACCTTGTTTTTCTTCACGAATTGGTCGATAGCCTTCCGTTCGCTATTCAACTGGTTGCTACGCCCTAAAATCTGCGTTTCGGCGTCTCTCATGGCGTTCGCAGACGAATCGACGTAATGAGTTCCCGTACCTAACGTCCTTGGGTTGAACACAGATGGAAGGATTGAACGACGTGCAACCTCTCCTTGGGTGTATTTCGGGCTGGATTTCAGGAGCGTTTGGAGCATATTCGACGAACCCTGTGTTGTAGGGATATTCATCCCCGGTGTCATGTGCGGTGCGGCTCCAAGATTTACGTTAGGGTCAACGCCTTTTGGACTCCAGTTAACCTGTTCACCAGCGGCATCTACGTGTTTCGCTGTATTCCGAGAGAAGTTTTTGAACGCTTCTTCCGTCAGTTGTTCGGCAGAATCCACGCCGTACACAGATTTCAGGAAAGTAGCCTGATCCTGCGCGTTCATCCCCAAATGCTCCAAGGTGGACACGACCTGTGCACCACCCACACCGCCGATAGGACGTGTAGTGGTACGAGCCAGTTTACGAAGCCAGTCGGGTTTTTGTCCTACGGCTACCTTCTTACCGAACGGCACGCCGACCGAGAATAGGGCATTCTGCTTGCTACCCCTCGCGGCGTCAACTGCATCCAACACCTTCTGAGAACTGTTCTTCCTTGCGGCATCGAGGACTTTTTGTGTCCCGGCTCTGTATGCGTCGCTTGCGTTATTGCCGAAGTTAGGCAACGCTTTTTCTGTCCGTGTTGCTACACCTTCGCCAACTTGTTCTGCGATTTTAGACACGTCCCAAGCCTTTTTCGGGATGAAGCCAAGAGCCTTGCCGGATGTCTTGGTTACTGCAATTCCTGCATCCTTCGCCGCCGCCAATGCCGCCGCCTGTCCTGCCGACTTCATGGCTCCAGTCGATCCACCTGTTACCCAAGTGAGAGGGTCGGCTAGGATGTCGATACCTAGCCCGCCCCACCTTTGAGCCGCTTCGTTCTTCACACCGAACTGATCTTTGAGGATGTCCGCGCCGTGTTTGCTGTTCTGCGAAATCAGATTCAAGGAGCCAAGGAGGGGAATGTCGTTGTACTGAATTCCCCGTCCTCCGGTTGTCCATTGTTTGATCTGATTCGAGACACCCTTATACGCCTGTTCACCAAGTCCAAACGTCGGATCGAGGAACCGGGCGAAATCGTTCACACTTCCTTTGCCTTGGAAGATGTCTTTTGCCGAACCTGCTTTGTTGTACACGGTGTCCGTGACCATCGAGCCAAGCCCTGTGAGGGAGCCAAGCATCTGCTTCCACAGTGCCGGATTGGTCGCTTTCTTCTTTGCCGCTTTGCCAGAGAGATTGGACTTAGCGAATGCGTCTATCCAATTCGAGTTCTGTGATACGTGTCCCGGTACGCTGGACAGGTCGATGGACTTGGGCGCTTTGTACACAGGATTCTTTTCAACTTTTGCCTTCTCAAATGCCATGTACTAAAACCCCCTTATTGTCCACCGAATACCCGATCCAAGTAGGCTTGATAGGAGTCAGTCGACCCGTCTGGATTCATACCCGGCGACGTTTGTCCTGCTGGTGCCGCCGACTTGGTTCCTCCGGTCACGACTTCCAATCCAGTCATTACATTGTCGTAGTTCTTTTGTGCCGTCTTCAAAGCGCCTTGGATTTCTGGTGGTACGGCTTGACCCTTGCTGATGTACGCCTTCTGGATTTCGACGTATTGGGAAATCTGCGATTGCGCTCCGTCCAGCTTCGCTTTCAAAGCGTTCAATTGGAGCGTGTTATTCGCGTTAGTGTTCGAAGCGTTCTGCTTGTTGATTGCGGCGTCGATAGCCGCACTATTCTTACGAATAGTTTCGTTCAAGCGGTTGGCGTCTGCTACGCTACGCATGATACCGTTGTTCGCGCTGATGGATTCCGTCGCCCGGTTATGAGAAACCTTCTCGTTGAATTCAGCGGTACGGAGTTGGATGTCAGCCAAGAACTTGTTCGTATCCAAGGTAGGTCTACCTTGTGCGTCTACGCCCATGATGTCTGTCATCTTCAAGTTGTAGTCTTGCTCCAGCTTAGAGACGAATTGACGATCTTCTTGTGCAAGTTTGTCGTAATTGAAATTGCTGTTCAAGAGGTCGCCGGAATCGAATTGCGCGTACGGCATTTGTTTGCCAGTCAAGCCAGCGTATACCTTCGCCATTTCTAAGAGGTTCTTGCTGGAGCCTTCGAACATATCTTGGAATTGACCTTGTTGCAAGTTGTTCAAGTTCAAGCCGGAGACTTGTTGTTGCACATTCGCAAGCTTCTCGCCATACTGCGCGTTCGTCTTTCCGATGTTCTGTTGTGTAGTAGCAAACAGTTTGCCAAGCGCGTTTTGTTGATTCATTTGGAGCCTAGTGTCGGCGTCTTGCTGGAACCCGGAGCCAGTACCAGAGAGTCCACGGCTGGATAGGTTCTGCCTAGCTTGGAGCCAGTCTTGGAATGTCTTGTCCTTGATCGTGTTGACGTCGCTATCCTTGTTCGCCATGAGGGCATCTAGATCGGCTTTTTGTTGTGCCGTCAGGTTAGCCAGTAGTGCGTCGTAGGATGTCTTCTTTTGAAGGTATTCGGACGAACCCAAGGATTCGGCAAGCGCCCGCATACTATCCCAATACGGATCATTCTGATTTGTGGCGGCGTTACCGTAATCATTCACGTTTTGGTTATACTGGTCGAACAGTTGGGTTTGCCCGTTGTTCTGCATAACTTCCATGGAATTGTTTACAGCGCCGCCAAACCCGCCTTGGTTGCTGGATACTGCGCCGCCGCCACCGCCGTTCAAACCGTTAATGTAATCGTTCATTTGTTGTGCGTTCATGCTTTGGTAGTTAGCCAAGGATGTGTCGCTTCCGTACAACTGTTTCGCTTGTGCCGCCGCCCACGCTTTCTGTGTGTCCGTCGCACCCGGCGCTTCGTACAACTTCTTTAAGTACAACAGTTGGTTAGCATTTTCGCCTGCATTCTGTGTGTACTGTGTCTTCCCGTCCGCACCTGTCTGGACGTTGTTTAGTGGCGCTGGTGTGGCGGCTGTCGGCGACTTTGGAACCACTGGCGCTGGAGACGGTGTTTGTGTCGGTGTTTGTGTTTGTGTCGCCGGAGTTGGTGATGGATTCCAGACTGGCGGTTGCCAAGACGGTGTTTGTGTTTGGGCTGGTGCTGGTGTCGGAGTTGGTGTCGACGCTGGTGGTTTCCAAGGAGAACCTATAGCTGGTGTTGATGCTGGCGCGGGTGATGGGTTATAGAACGGATTGACACCAGTGGATTCCTTGACGGTGTTGTTCTTCAAAGTCCCGTCAGCATTGTAATACGTTGAGCCGCCGCTTTTCGGTTTGGTTGCCAATTGGGTTCCCTCCTTATACTTTCTTTAATTTATGTTCGAACCCAACACCGAATATTTCACAAGGCGCATTCTCTTTGTGTTGGATGTTCACCTTAACACGGCGACACTTACCTTGGATTGATGCTTTCTGTACTGATATCTGGATGTCGCCTAACGGATTCTTTCCTAACACCCAAGAGCCAACGATAGTTCCGGCATAAAAGTGGATATTAGGTTCCGTCGTTACTTGCCACTGTGTGTCGGCGCCGTCATTTAGGACTACCGCTTTACCGTCTTCTGGCGTCAAGATGACTGCGGAATCCGCATAAACTCTTACGTACAAGTTCGTGTTCGTCTTAAAGTGTCGGGCAAGGATGTACATCCTTCGCATCTTTTTGAAGTTGAAGGAGTACCCAAGATCGTACATCTTCGAATCCAGTTCCATCGTGTATACGTCCGTACCGTCTGCCCATACCGTGTCGTCTTGCCTGTAAATGTCTGGAGAGTTGGTCAGGTTGTACGCCTTACCGCCGTGTGTGAGAAATTGCTTGATAGTCAGTATAGATGACTTGTCACGAACCCACACACCTAATTCGTGATAGAACCGATATATTGTTTTCGTTGCCGGGAAGCATATCCAATACTGGTTGTCGTGGAACATGGAACATGCGTCGGTATCCGGGTAGGACGTAGCTATCATTTTTGTGTAAATCTCGTTGTGGATTTGTACGTCCGTCCGCTTGACGTTCATGACCTCTATACGGTACGGGTTTGGGCGTAGTGACGTTATCCCGTTGTATGATAGGAACATGATTTGATTCCCGACAACGGATGCCGCCCTAGGTGCGATACTCCCGATAGAGTCGTGGATGAGGTATCGGGCATAAGTCGTTGGATCTTTTCCGATCAAAGTTTGTATCGTAGTCGGCGTCATGATGACCAAGTAATCTTGGAATCTGACAACGCTAGTTACTGGCTCTAACTTTCCAGTGTCGAAGCTGAGTACATTCGTCGTTGGTATATACCTCGGGTTTTTAAGATCGGATATATACATTAGGAACGGGTTCTTTGTATCCCCATAAAGCAGGAGACGATCCCAGTGTAGCCGGATGTAAGTACAGGTCTGGATTCCCGACATGTCTTGGGTGTTGTTTTCCTTGTTCAGCGTACCTTCGATCCTATACCCAGTTATGCTTCCCTTTACCTCGGTTGTCGCTGGCACCGCGCTGTTGCGAACCGTTACACGAATGTCATAGGTTGCGACACTACTAACATTCATGTCGAACGTCTTCCCGCCCGCCGTTTCATTTGTCCAGTTCCTTCCGATTGTCCAGCCTGCAACACCTTGGATCGTGGATGTTGTAAGTGTAATTCCAGTAAACGGTGTGGAGACTGAATAGTATGCATCTGGTTGGACTCCGACTGTGTTACAAGTAAACGTTACTGTCGATCCAGTACCACCGGATGTCCAGCCGTTGAAGAATGCTCCACGTATTCTTGCCGCCGCAACCGTGGTTGTATCACCTGAGAGAAAGTTGACTCCAATCGTTTGTCCACCGATGGTAAACAATATGTTCCCAGTTGTCGTGGCTCCCGTCAGAACGTTTATCGTGAATACTTCTGCTACACCGTCGCTAACATTAGAGTTCGTTATCCGGTATTCCCACTTGTAATCCAACGACGCAATAGTGGACGGCTTACCAACATAAGCTGTGAACGGTAGAGGCATGTTGACCGCACCGGATCGGTAGTATGGCGCGATACCGGAGACAGTTATGTTCGTTGTAACCGAGTCTTGTACGTAGCCAGCGGGGTTAGGAGCCAGGGCATTTGTTCCTATGTAAACAACCTCTTGGACAGTAGGTGTGTAAGGTACTACAGTCTTTGCGTTAAAGTAACCGGATTCGTATGTGAACTCGACCAACTTAGTTCCTGTAGCAATGTACAACACCGTTCCGTATTGGACAGCCTCTACCATTTTCGTCGTCTGGAATGTCCAAGGAGTCCCGTTGTCTGTTATCTGAATGTTGATGGATTCGCCTGTAGTGTATTGGTAGTAATAAATTCGACCGTTGGATGCAAAGATATGGTCTGGAGTTGTGCCGCCTACTTTGTAGTACAGGAAGTGCCCTTGACATGTTGCTGGTAGGGTTGTCATTTTCACTCTGCCTGTTCTCCGTTTTGCGGAGTCACGTCCAGAGAGGTCAACGTTTTCCATTACAGGAAATTCGTCATCCTTCAAACGTTCGTTCGATATCTCCGAGTTATGCCCGCCAGCATAAGACATGTATGCCTCGAACAGGCGTGCTTCCGGGTTCGGTGTTGTGTTCTGCTTCATGGTAAGTACCTCCACCATTCATGCGGCGGGCTAACTAAGTCGGCATGAATCTCCCAAATTACTGTTATGTAATCACCACTTACCAAGCCAACAGAACTGTCTATTGTGAATGTGTTGTCTGTTGTACTGGTCGACGCTTTGACAGGTACGTCGTTCACGTATATTCGAAGGTCTGCGTACCTCCGATCATAACCGTCCTTAGTTATGTTGTAAGTGAACACACTGTCAACGGCGCGAAACTGTTGCACATTGAAGTCATCCCAATATCGGTACGGCGGTGTGTAGTTCTCAGTGAAGTTGGGGAGTCCATTTTGGAAGTCAGCCATGTAGCTGTCCTTCTCCCGTACGGAAGAGTCGTAGCCCTTGTACATCGCCGCCGCATAGAATACCGGGAGTTTGTGGAATTTTTCAGGGAAGACGAACGTACCGCTAGGCACATCGGACGAAAGTTGTGGGAAGTCGCATTTTACAGCGGTCGCCATTTCGTTCTGTCCCATGTTTAATAGTGTGGCTGTTATGCCCGCCTCTACGGTGTCGTCTACCAAGAACCTAAGTAATTGTTGCATATCCGAGAAGTTCATAGCTCACAGCCACCCCTTTTATAAAGTCGATTTTGCGATTGGTTGCCAGTCGTTCGTACCTACTGCCCGGTAGGTTACAGTTCCCCGCACACCAGAGGCAAATGTAGTATCCCTGTTCGACGTGTTTCCGTCGTTGACAGTCAACGAGAATGCCGCCGAAGATTCCTTTACAATCGTGAACTCCAGACCGTCGTACAAACCAGTGGTTGGTAGGTTGATTGTCCGGTTCGCAGTCAACGTCTTAAACCGTTGAGTAGGGTTCGACGTTACAGTCAGAGTAACATCGGCGTCCGGGCAATCCGTTGTCAAGTTCCTCGGCATTAAATCTACGTCCAGCCTTGGCTTCGGTTTGTCTGCCGCCAGTCGAACCATGGTGCCAAGGGATATTTTTAAGTCAGCCGCCAAGAGGAAGTTGTCGGATCGACATGCCGCACCAGCACCGCCGTCTGGAAATGATGCATCTGCAACCAAGCCAAGGACGATTAGGCTTGCCCCGCCGTCGCACACGTTGACGAAATACAAGTCACCGCCGACTGTCATTGGGCAGTTCGTAATCGCGCAACCTATCATCTTGACGTTAGAATTGGAGAAGTTCCAGAAGTATTTATTTGAGCCGTTTCCGACTGTCGTTACTTGTTCTGCTCGGGTGTTGATTAGTGTGACGTTGTAGCAGGACGATATCGACATGACGGATACGCTGAAATCTCCTTCATTGAACTCTACCGTATCCAAGAGGACTGTATCGCAGTAGGCAATCATGACTGCCGACTCTACCATACCTTGTCCGTGGATATACACATCTTCCAGCTTGATGACGGGTTGCCCAACTGCTGGTTCCGGCTGGATTCGAATCGCACCGCCGCCCATTGTTCCGAAGTTACATTTACGGATGGTTACGCCCCATAACGCTAGTTGTAAATCAGGGTTCAATAGGATGCCGTAGTAGCCGCGATAGAAGCTACAATTTTCAATCTCGAAATTGAAGAATCCGTCAGAGGTTCCAGATGTGAGGTCAAAATAGATGTGTGCGCCTCTTGGATTTGCTGGCGTTTGCTGTGTGTTGTAATCCAAGGATAGGTTGCTTATTTTCCAAGAGTGAGTCAGCGACACACCAAATGTGAATATCGGCTTGTTGCTAGTGTGCTGTTTGATAATAGTACCGCCGCGAGAGTCGCCTTCAATCTGGAATCCGGTCATAAAGGGTAGTACTAGTTCGTCGGTAATCTTGTAGACGCCAGCGGGGATATACAGCTTACCGTTCTGGATGTTACCGCCAGCGTATCCGGCTTTCAGCACGACGATTGCGGCTTTGAATGCCGCTGTACTGTCACCGACTCCGAGTGGATCGGCTCCATAATCCGTAGGATCAACTATCGTTCCTGTATATGTTGACAAGTACAGCCCTCCTTATTTCGAATCTATTTGCTTCCAGTGGTATGCGTTATCGCCCATCTTTTTGCAGATGTACGTTCGATCCGGTACGTTTGTGCCACCCAGTAGTACGACGAGTCTACCGGAATTACCTGCATTTGCCGCTGGTAGTGTCGAAAGCTTTTCAGCCGTTGTTGTCGAGCCACCACCACCGCCGCTTACCGCGATTGCCGTCCAAACAGAGCCGTCGAAGTTGTAGGTCAAACCGTCGCCAAGGTTGAACGTTTGTTGACCAGCCGCATAGTAGGTCATCGACGGAACGGATGTAACTGTGAAGAATCCAATGCGTTTGTGGTTGGCGTTTGTTCCTGAAAAGAATGGTGCCGTCTGCGTACTAACTTCGATGATATTTCCAGAGAATACAAGTCCTGAACAGTTGTTAACTTCCATACCACGTTCCGCGAGAATCGTACTACGATTATCTATGGAAACGTTGTTAGCCAGAACAGTGTCCGAACATCCAACCAAGTAAATGTTGTCTGCGCCTGCCGTCGCGCTGGTGTTGGAATTGTATATCCGATTGTTGGATACATCGCTGTTCGTAATTCCGTCCAGTATTATGCCGTATTTGTAAGCCAAGTGGGATGTGTTCCCTGAGAGTCCCATACCGTCAACGCCTGTGAATTGGTAGGCTGTTTCTCCCGATTCTGTTACAGTGTTGAACAACACTTTCAGATTGACAACCGTTGCTGTTGCCGTGATACCACGGAACGCGCCGCCGATGATGTTGTTTCCAATGACTGTCACGTTCGTTGCGTCTGTAGTGATTTCGATTCCGATTCTGTTCGCGCCTGCTGGCGTTACTGCGCCGACGTTGCTGAGTATGTTGTTTCCGACAATTGTATCGTACGGTGCGTACGTGTTGTAGAAGCCGTCACGGAGAACCAAGATACCAGATGATGCTGTTCCGTTGATATTGTTGTTCGTAATGATAACCCGTTTTCCACCGACATGCGTAATGCCGCGAGACTTGCTGTTCGTGATCTGGTTTCCAGTGATAGTGACGTCTTCGCAGTAGGCACCGTCTCCGACGTAGGACACAACCGCAATTGAATCGTCACCTGTGTTAATCAAGATGTTGTTAGAGACGATGACACCAGTCGATCCGTCTGTGATGTGAATCCCGTCCGCTAACGTGTTGTTGATGTTACAGTTCGTAATCACACACTCATGGCTTCTACGAACCAGTGCGAACGTTGCCGCTGAACCGTCACAAGATACATTGTCGACAATTACGTTAGTAGAGTCGATGATGTAGATACATTCTTGGGACGAATTCCGTACGGTTGCGAGGCTCTTAATTTTGAGGTCGCGTATGGTCACGTTCGAGGCGTTGCTAAGATAGATCGCGGACGCAGGATCGTTGTCGATGAAAATCTGCGAAGAATCACCGACGCCTGTTATCTTAACAGGTGCGTTAACAAAGAGCCTGTTAGAGATACGATAGTTGCCGGGAGGGATGAATAATTCCCCGTTAACAGACAGCGCCTTCGTTAACGCTTTTCTAAAGGCTATGTAATCATCTATTACCCCGCCGCCTTTTGCTCCGTAATCGCGAACATCGAAGCGTACTGCATTGATTGCCACGGTCAACCCTCCTTTTGCTTCCAGTCGTACTCGTCGGTTCCGATCTTAATGCAGATGTAATATTCGTCAGGGAATCCGTCGGTGCCTTGTGTAGTTGTGGACATTGTTCCGGTCGCGCCTGTAGTGCCGGGCGAGTACGCCGAATCTGTTCGTATCGCGGCTACTGTAGATGTAAAAGTTACAGTTGTGCCGGAGCCGCCTGTTGTCCAGCCGGGGTAGGATGCCGCCCGAATCTTCGTCGCAACCAAGGAGGCTGTGTTATCTGTCGTCAGAACAGGCACCTGTTTCGCTACCCCGTCCAACGTGACCACGACGTTCGAGTTCGCACCAGAGCCAGCGGTAATTAGTAGGCTTGATACTTCCGATACACCTGTAGCGCCGTTGATGACGTACTCTCTACCACGGTTTCCTGCGTTTGGTGCGGGTAGTGCCGCGCCTCGCTCTACGAAACTGTCGGTTAAGTTGTATCCTGCTGTAGTTGTTGGTTTTCCTGTGATCGATGCCCAAGCTACCGAACCGCCACCGCCACCGCTGGAGAAGTCCCAAGCGACACCATTCCAACGCTTCCATAGTAGATTCCCTGTATCGAACCACATGTCATCCAGCGTCGGTGTTGCTGGTGCGCTTGCCGCTACGCTGTACAGGTTGCCGTTAAGCTTTCCGATCCAGTTGAACCCGGTCGTGTTTCCTGTGAGTGTCGAGTTAGTAAACATTGTGGCTTTCGATTCGTTGTCCACATTACCTAACCCTACGTCAGCCTTTACTAGCGTTACACTACCTGTTTTGCCTGCAACGCTTGTGACAGCGGAGCCAGATGGTAGTTCGATCCAGTTGGCAAGCGTGGATGGTGGTAGCGCGTTGAGGATGAATGTAGCAGGTAAATCCGAACGTACTGCAAAATCACCTTTGATTGCCGTAGACAACGCAAGCATTGCGGCTTGGGAGTTTACTACGAAAGTGTTTGCTAGGGAGGTTACAGGGATGATAGATGCGTCCAGTAATCCGTTGGAGCCAACCAGTGGTACGGTTCCACTTGTTGTTCCTGTATTTCTGCTTGCCGCTGTTCCTGCGTCTGATATCTTCGAAAGAGTCAGCGTCGGGATGTCGCCTACAGTTAGTAGTGTTACACCACTAGTAACGCGACCTTTTGCGTCTACTTGAACCTTTGTATAGGTGCCGGGTGTTACGATGTTTCCCAACGTCAGTGTCATCGTCTTTGCCGTGTTGTCCAACGTCACAGTGCCGGAAACATCGCCGTTAGCCGTCAGTGCGTGTATGTGTGTTAGTGTAGCGGCGTCCGTGATTCCATACCCTGTAAGTGTGGTAGGTTTGCCTGTTATATACGTCCACGGTAACCCTTGTACGATGAGCCAGAGGCTTAGTAGTTGGTTGTTGATCGTGTTTCCAGTCAGACCTGCAATATCCGGCGCGGATATGTTCGAAGAGTTCAAGCCTATAATTCTGGCAAAGTTGTCGTTGATTGCTGTTTGAAATATCTTAAATAGTGGGTTCAAGTCTGCCCCTGTAGGAGAGCCTTGTGCGTCAACTGTTTCACCTGTTAAAAACTTATGGTAACTTGTATCTCCGATGTGTGACATATACAGCCCTCCTACTTGGTGACAGAATAGTTCTCAACTTTTGCTACAGATGTCGGTGTTCCAGCCCGGAAGTGAATCAACCCGGTTTTGGAGTTCGATCCGAACGTCGTTTGGTCGCCGCCGCTGAGTGTAAAGTCGATAACCTGTGTTCCGTTAATTTTGACCTTTATGTTAGCGCCTGTTACTACAACGCTTACGGTGTAGAAAGTGTCGTCCGCATAGGAGCCAGAGAAGGAGGCGAGGTCGTCGGTCGTGCCGCTCTCTTTGTACAACTTGACTCTAGTGGGTTCGATACCTACGCCTATCAAGCTGGTATCGCTTATGTATTTGACCAGTAGGTAGAACTCGTTGTAGTGCCCATCGCCAGCATCCCAGTCGGCTTTAAGGTCTGCCGTTACCGTGTAGTTCGCCAACCCCGCAACTGGTGCGGTTACAATCGCGTTGTGTTGGTCGCCTGCACAGTAGCCTTGATTGCTCAACACGCCCCAAGTGCCAGCGACTACCGTCCAACTTGCTCCCATTGAGGAAGCGTTGTCTGCCCGGTCAAAGTTGTCGGAGAACAATACATTTGAGATACCACTACCTACACCTTTTATCATCTGTGAGAAGCGGTTTCCGAACATATTACCACACCACCAATATGCCGGACGCTGTTGTTGCCGCCATGACCTTGGTCACGCTGATCGGATAGAGTCCGACAGGGATGTTGGTAAACGTTACGATTGCACCGCCTGCCAGTGTTACTGCGAGGTTGCCAGTCGTTCCAACGTATACTCCAGCGGATTTCTGGTACACCGTCGAGTCGGATGGAGTCGCCGATACTGCGTGTTCGATGAATGCGCCACGTCCTGCGTCGTCCTGCATGATGTTTACTCCTGTGCTCATTTAAGCCCCTCCTTATTAAAAACACCCATCCACTCGTACTAGAAGTAGATGGGTGCTTTGATGTGTTGTTTAAGCGTTTATTAAGCCGCGCCAGTTCCGAGGGAACCAACGATACCACGGAAGTCGGAGTAGCCGACCGAGAAACGCATGTACGCACGATATTTGGCTTGCATCGTGTCGAAGTCGTTTTCGTTCGCGAACTCCAGCTTTTCTCTCCAGAAGAAGTTAAGTTCGGCTACAGTAGGGTCGATAACGTACCATGCTGTATCGGAACCACCTTGGTCAGCGGAGAGGTAATCCATGACCACGACTTTCTTGATCTTGTTGCCGACGATATTCTTCTCGCTGGATGCATTGGATACGTTGGTAGTCAACGTACCGTTACCAAGCATAGAGATCGAAGGGCTTCCGACGATAGTTTCGGCGATGTTAGCCAGAGCAGGAGGTACGACGAGTACGGACGGTTTGCATTGAACCAAGATACCTGCATCGTTTTTCTGCGTAGCCGCTTGTGTCAATGCCGCTTTGATGGACTTGTCCGACAATGCCGCATCTGCCGCCGTAGCGCCGAACGCCGTCGACAAACGGTTGTTGATGACTGTCTTATCGTTAAGCGCCATGTGCGTGGTAGAGATAAGCGGCTTACCGTCGAAACCGTTCACTGTGAAAGCGTCGATTAGGACTTTAGCGGCTACCTTCTCAACTGTAGCACGTGCGGCGATACCGAACTTGGCAGGCATCTTGTTGATTTGGTTATACATGGCATCCTTGATAAGTTTGCGTTCGACCGTGAAGCCTTTCGCATATTCTTCGTGGATGTATTGGAGCGGCAATCCGCGAGTCGGATCGTCGTACTTGATAGAACCGCCGGACTCTTTTACTTCGAACAATCCGAATGCTCCCATCCGGTAGTCGGTTTCCACCGCTTTATCCGAGTTCTGAACCTTGAATACTTGGCTGAACTGTTCCGGTAACTCACGGTAAGAATCGAAGAATATCTTCCGAAGTCCCGGCTCCAGTAACCGTCCATATGTGGATGATACTAACATTTCGGCTTCCCCCTTCCTCTTAAATTATGGTAGTAATGTTACGAAAACGCTGAGCAAGTCAGCGGAGTAGTCTTCAACCTTAACCAAGACGTTAACAGTCTGAGTTGTGTCTACCGTTTGATCGCCTGCCGCATCTTGCGAAATTCCGTAGGATACGCCGACCATTGCGTTCGTTGCTGTTTGACCAGCCTTTAACGGTACTTTGTATACTGCGTTCGGATCGTGGCGAACCTTACCAACACCGTTCGGGTTGCGAGTCGTGTTGATAGAGTTAGCGTTGAACGAAGAGTTTACAGCGGCGTATGTACCACCAGCGGCAAGTCCTACGAATTCCGTTCCTTCCAGAACGCCGTAAGCTTTAGGTGGAGTGGTTACGTTCTTAGAGCGAACCAGCAAGCCAGACGCCAGATGGACTAAGTCGCCCTTTGTAACGCCGTTCGTGCCGACTGCGTTCTTGTAGTTGGTAGCCGTATCTAACGGTTTGTCAGTTACCACGTCAGCGCCGTCGCCTTGCAATGTGTATGCGAATACGAATGCCATTACGTGTTCCCTCCTTAACTTGTTTTATTTTTGATATAGTCTGCCTCCGAGATATTCATCATTTTGCAGATGTACTTCTCGTCTGGAGTTAATATAGTTGTCGGTGCTGTCACACTACCTTGTGGCGGTAATGCGGAAGGCTTCCTACCAGACTGTTCAGCAAGCAGTTCCGTTTGCAATTGCTCCCGTTGTGCGGCGAATATCTTAGCACCATGTACGGCGTATACGGCATCCTTCAATGGAACATCGGGATTGCCTAGCGTCGTGAGCATGTAATTCCTTGCTTGATCGACATCGGCTTGTGTGAGGTATGGGTGTTCGGCGATGATCGCTTTCCCATCGTTTTCGATCCTAGCAACCCATTGCTCGAACTTTACTTGGGTAAGCGTTAGATTAGCGGACTCGGCTTCCTGCTTTACTCTGGTAAGTTCTGCTTCGTTTTGCGCGACACGAGGAACCAAGGATGGAATTTGTTCGTCCGTATACCCTTCGGCTTTCAGTCGTTCGGCTATCTGTGCGTGCTGGATTTCCGTCATCAACTGTTCGACCGTCTTGCCTGACATTTCCGCAATCGTTTTGGCGAACTTCACTTCCGGCGAGTTCTCCAATGCGGTCTGAGCGATTTTCGCTTCCCTCGCTCTACGGCGTTCGGCGTTGGCGGCGTTGACGTCAGGTGCTTCCGGCGTTGTTGGTTCTTCGACAGTTGGTTTTGGCGTTACTGGTTCAGCGGGTTTAGGCGGCTCAACCACTGGCGGCGTCGGCGTTGTCGGCTCAACGACTGGCTCTCCTTCTACTACGTTGTCCGGTTGTGTTGCGTTGAACTTCGTAAGAGTGGTTTCCAAGTCTTCAATAACAACGTTTTCTTGCGCCATGTACTCGTCCAAATTCATGTCGATATCCCCTTTACCTTTTTGCGCGTGGTTCGCGTGATTTGCCGCTGTGCGGGTGCGGCTCCCGTAGGTGGGGATTAATCTACCGGAATATGTAACTCCTGTCAAGATAGAATACTCTATATGTGGTACAAACAGAGAAAAACCACCCCTAGAGGTGGTATTTTGCTCTATTAGACTGTTATCCCGCCGTCATTGCGCCCATAGCTTGGGCGTCAGCCGAACCGCTCGGCGCGGTCGCGTCAACTTGTGCCTGCGAAGTTCCTGCTTCTTCGGCTTGTTGTGGGTTTACTGCCAAACCGTTGTTTAAGTGTTGTGCAGTAAGTTCGAGATTGCTTTGATCGGCGATGACTTGATTCATGAGCATTTGTTGCATGGTGTCGTAGATAACTTGTGGATCTTTGCTGGTGACGTTGAACGCGATTTCCCCAGTAGGCATAAGCTTTGGAGGTTGTGCCTTCTTTTGTTGTTGTTGAAGTTCGACGTCCTTCTGCATACGCTCCAAGATGAGTTCTTTGTCCTTGTAGTTGGACATTTTAAGGAACTCTTGTGGCGTTATGATAGCAGGCGTATAGCCGTATTTCCCTTGGATATCCAACAGTTCTTTAGCCTCGATCTTGCGTGCCTCTTCGGTAGACGGAGCCACGGCGTAGGTGTCGCATGTGGACATCCATTCTAGCTGGTCAGCCATTTTTTCCTCGATAGGTTCGTAGTCGCTGAACGTCACCTTGCCGTCTGCGCCGCGATCCGGTAGAGTCCGCTTCTCCGTCCACTTGTACATAATCATCTTACGGATGATGTCGGACAAGTCCTCTACGAAAGCGTCTATTTGCTTCATCTTATCGCGGTCGCGGATAGAGGCTTGATCTATCAGACTACGTACCCCGGTCGATGTCGTCAAGGAGCCAACGGATTGACCTGTGTACGCTTCACTTACGCCCGTTGTCTCCCGGATGTCTGCCTTCATCGCATTGTCGACTTCGAACAGACCTTGTGGAATTACTGGAGGAACCGACCACATGATAGACTTGTTCGCGTCTACGTCGTTGGTTGTCCACGTTTTGCCCGGCAAAGTCCCGGTTAACGCCACTTCCTGTGCGCTAATGCCAGAGGAACGGGTGATGACCTTTTGCGGGTTTTGATGCATCGTCGCGATGATGCTATACGTCTGTTGTGTCTTGTTGATTATACGTTGGTTTTCTAGCAAGTCCATGACAGTAGATGTGCCGTGGAATTGTTGTTCCTCTTGCTCATCCAATAGAGCCGCAAACGGATAGCAGTTTGGCTTCATATCTTCGATACGCAAAAGATAGAAATCCGTGTTGCGTAGGTAATACGTGACATCCAGTTGGTATTTCCCTAACTTGGTAAGGTACCGTTCCCAATGGATATGTACGGTTGCCATGTAGTCCTTATCGTCGGCAATTGCGGCGTTACTTGGTGTGTAGTCCCGAGGGAGTGTCCGACCGTCTGCCGTATCTTGGTGTTCCAGATGGTCGCTGGTCAGCGCGTCCAGCTTCGCCAACGTGCCCTCTTTCTCGCAATACTCGCGGAACGCTGGATTGTGCTTCACCGTGTTGAGCGGCATCGTCTCTGGCGTGTCTATGAATTTTGCCTCTTCAATACAGAGCGCGTCCGGGTCGATAAAGAATCGGTCAATAGACCACAACTTTACACAGATTTTGCCTTGGTAAAGTCGGTTGCCTTCCTTCTTGTCCGCATCGTATACGCCGCCTACGTAGTTCCGTTCGTCGAAGACATAGGCTACTGATGTACCCTTTAATAGAGCGCGGTCGATAGCCCAACGTACAGTACGACCTACTTTGCCCCATTTCCACACGTGCTGGTACGCCTTCTGCAAGCGTTCAATAGGCTCTACAAACTGTTGCTCCAGCGGGGTGACTTGTGTCGTCGGAATCTCAGCCGCCAAATGGGCACGTTTGATCGTACGAATATAGCGAATCATATTCGTAACAGGCTTTGGAATCCAAGGTGGTATGTTCGCGTCCTTCCACTGGTCGCCGCGATCATAGATGTCTAGTATGCGCCATAAGGCTATCTTCTTGATGATTGCCTGTTCGGCACGCATGAATCGCTGGTAGTAGTTGTTGATTTTACCTGCAACTAGGACTGATTTCTCGACATTCTTATCTTGCTTTTCGAGGTCTGCCATTATTGGTAATCAACCTCCTTTTTATTTGCCGCCCGCTCTTTCGCTATTAACTCGTTTAAGTAGGCTTCGTCTTCTAGCGACATTCCGGGGTAAACGGGTTCCTCTTTCTTCTCTTCCACAACCACTGGCGGGTCGATACGCTCCAGTAGGGAACGGAACTCCGTGAGCCAGAGGATGCCGATAGAGATTGCCGCGAACCGTTCGCCTTTGACCATTGCTGTCTCGATCTTCTTGACGTCAGACGTCAGTAAGTCAATCGTTTGAAAGGTAGCGTCGTTGTAGTAGAGGACATACGGGTGTTTCTTTAACTCTCTTCCCATGTCAATACCCCACATCCAAATAGTTTAGTTTTTGGTACTCGCGATAATCGAACATGTCTTCCTCTGAATGGAGCCTATTAAAGTCTTCCATAGTGCCGGGACGGGAGCCAATGGTTCTAAGCATGTCGGGGTCGTCTGGTAACTCCATCATCATGTAGCGCAAAGCGTCCATCGCGTGATCGTGTTTTTTCTCAGGATTTTCGTCGAGATTTTCGTCGTCATCCATCGACAATTCAGGATACTTGTACCCTATCATTTCTCGCTTGGTGTTTATACACCGTGCGAATATCTTCAACTTACCTCGTTCGATGTAACTGTTTACCTTCATCAATCCGGCTTCCATTTTGTTGTTTCCCGGTTGCCAGAAGATGCCGTATTCCTGATAGAGTCCCATGACACTCTTTCCGTCTGAGGTTTGTTTGTTAGCCATAGACGGATCGCCCTTCATGTATCTTAGGAGTCCGGTAGGAATAAGTTCGAACTTGGGTTTGAGGGCGGCGGCGTGTTCGGGAACGACCTTTCCGGCGACGTAGTATTCGTCATAGATGTATACGATTCCTTCCACCGGGTCAATTGCTCCTGTAAGAACTGCTGTAGGATTCCTTCGCCCAAAATCTCCTCCAATGATTCGTTCAAAGTGCGGTTGTATGAGTTCGTCATTGTCTTCAATAAATGTTGATATGGCGTTGACATATACTGCCCCCTCTGCATGGTCAAACGAACCTCGGGTAAATCGGTTGATCCACCATGTTGGTTTGTTCTTGGTAATTTTAGCGAGGAAGTCGGCAGGCAGGTACTTGTTAAGGGAAGTTGCCCATATGAAGCAAAGTATGTCGGGATCATAGTCTTCATGTTCGGGATGGAGCGGGCTTCTTCTGGCTTCATTTTCTACGATTACCTCCTTGATCCAACCCAAGTCCGGGTTAGAGCATATGAAAAATGCGCGATTCCAGCCAAGCGGGTGCCGCAAACGTGCCAAGATTTGATCGTAGATTGTGCGCTTGATGCCAGAGGCTTCTTCCATGTGACAATGTGCGGCGTTGATCGACCGTAGCTTCTCTTCATCGTCTGAGGGTATGCCCCATATGACGTAACCGTTGGTTAAAGTTATCGTCATTTCCTGCTTATTAATGGAGTCAATAAGAGGCGGCGGGATTACTTCATCTAATAGGAGTTTCCACGTCGTCTTTTTAAGTAGCGGCAAGGTCGGAGCCGTGACCAAGCCAACGCTCTTAGGGCACTCCAGCGCACGTAGGAAAAACTCATGCACCGACGCCTTCGATTTTGCCGATCCGTACCCGCCGAAAATGCCGATAGTTTGTAGCTTATAAGTGCCGTCTTCATTGATGTTGAATGGAGCCTCATGGAACAATTCTTGGTAGTCTTGCGGATTGTACGTTAGCTGGAGCGCACCGCAAACCGGGCATTCCAAGTAGGATGGATGTTCATCCCTTGGCGGCTGGAGTTCCGCTTGTTCGCATTGAGGACATGTTATCACAGCCTGTCACCCCTGATATAGTAGCTGATATAGTTCATAAGATATATCAATCTGGCTCGGACTTCGCTTGCTCCAACTGCTTTTTATGCGTCTCATCTTTATGAGACATTTCTTGTGCGTGCTTATCGTCGTTTTGGTTGAGTTGCTGGTTGCCTTGGCTGGTTGCCTGCTGGTGGGCTTCCTCGCCATGAGCCAAGGATTGCTCATGAAGGTCGTCGCTTTGCTCCATGCCTTGTACTGCTTGCGCCTTGGCTAGTTCTGCCTGCTCAGCTTGTACCTGAATTTTAGCCTCCGATTGGGCTTGTTCCAGTTGCATTTTATGCTGTGCTTTCATCTGCTCCATTTCGAGTTGTTTTTCCATCTTGTATTCCTCGAATTGTAGCTTCTGTTCTTCGAACTTCATTTTCATGTCCATTTCTTGCTGTTTTAAGGCGAGTTCCGCTTGCTTCTGTTCGGTGTTGTCAGCACCGTCATTTTGGATCAAAGGAACCAGAGAGGAAATGGATTGCGACAACTGCGTGACGAACGTGACTTTTTGGTATGTAACCATGTCTTGTTGTTGGAGGATTTTCGTTAAGTAAATCAACATGAGATTAATCGTCTGGTGCGCGTGGTTTTCCGTGAGTTTGTCGGGAGGAGCCAGAGGCATTCCGATGTTCATCGGTTTTGGGGGTATGCCGGGCATTGCCGTGCCGTCCTGTGGTCTTGCTGGCGTCATGCCCATCGGAGCAACACCAGAGCCAGCGAGGATTCCTGTCGTCGGTTGGTTCATTCCCATTACCATTCACCTCTTACATATTTAGCGTATAGTTCGGCGTTCGCGAGTAGCAAGTCTTTCATGTCGGCAACGTCGCCGCACTCTTCTACTATCATTTTGTTGACTTGGACGAAGTAATCCAGTAGAGCGCGTTGTGCCTTCATATTCTCTATTCGCAAGAGGTCGTTCGCGTTTGCTTCGGCGGCTTTTTTCTTCTGCAATTCCTCTTGCTTCGCTTTGCACGTTAAGCACGTACAGAATGACGGGTGTTTCCCGTCTTCCGTTATACGGCGTCCAGTGATTGTGCCTGTGCCGTCCATTACGTAGATCGGATGTTCGACACCCGGAGCGACGTTAAAAGGTGGTTTAGGAGCCAAGGATTCTAGTTCGCACAGCGTACACGGTTCGAATGCGGTGTGCTTGGCGCACATTGTGTCGGAGACATACACTTTAGGTTCTCTTCGTTCTTCCTCGCAATCTCGGCAAGGCTCTCGGAGGTGGTGCTTGACGCACAAAATCTGGTGCTTATGCATTAGAACGGATCGCCTCCAGCATCTTCTGAATTGGTAGGTTCAATTGCGCCGCTACTCGTCGTATGTCGAGCGTATAATTCATCGTCGTCGACGTCCGGTCGTTCGGCTGTTGGGACATAGGAGCCAGATGGTTCCTGTTTGACGGGTTTTCTAGGGCGTTGGACATAAGTTAGCACGACCGTTCTATTAGACTGTTCTTGGGTGAGGATTTGCGAGATTTCCGTGATCTGTTTTGCCGCTGTCGTGTTGCCGCCTGCCGCACTGGTAGCCAGAGCTTTGTGCGCTTTGCGGAAAGCGATACCGGATTGAAACTGGATGACACCCTTAATGTACCGTTGAACAACGTCGAGACTGAGGAACGAACGCCACTCTTCGTGCGAGGTGTCCGGGTAAGCCGCAACGAGTTCGGAAGTGTCCCATGTCAGGAGGTCTGGATTGTTATCGAACTCCGTAGCCATGAGGTCGAACGTTTCTTTGACGTATTCGTGGTACGTTTCATAGGCTTCCGTCTTCCTTAATAAAGACAACAGTTGAGCCAAGGAATGAGCCTCCTTTTAGGTCGTTTTTCGCGCTTCCCACTTGCCTCGCGGTGACTTATCGGTGATGTCGCCGGGAACCAAGGAGTATGTGCCTGCCGAAATGGCTAGGGTTCTGAGTTCTTCGTATGTGTAACTGACTGGTTCGCCATTTGGCACGCTGTCAAACACCCAATCATCGATTGCGATA